TCATATCCATCTACAATAAGCACATTTTCAATTACTGTAGGTTTTTGTTGCACCGTAGCAGCATTTCCAGAAGCATTATTTTGCGATTTCAACATTGCACTTTGACCAAAATTAGAGGTTGGAGTGCTTGAAATACTAGAAGGTGTCTTATACCCAGACGAAACCATTGGAACCGAAGGGCCGGACACCGTTCCCATAGATATGTTGCCCAGTGTTATCTCATCTGTTAATGGATCAAACGCTTCTTTTACTGTTTCGGCCATGGTCTTAGCTGCTCGATACACTGGATTTTCCATTGAACTAATACCCTTTACGAACCCTTGTCCTGTGTATACACCATAATCTCGCATTAAACGAGATGGAGAATGTATAACTAAAAAATCACTTACTGCATCAGCTACACTACTAGCAACGCTTACTGCTGCATCCCATGCTGCGTTAACCATTGAACCAATACCGTTAATTAAACCTTGGATAGCATTAACACCAAGGTCGAATAAATCGATATCGCCCAATGAATCAAGTAATTGACTACCTATTTCTATACCGGAACTAAATATTTCTCCGAGTAAACTTAAAATACCATCAATTAGAGCTCCTATTAATTGTATTCCTGCAGAAAGTAATTGCGGTAAATTTTGAATAATAGCTTTTAATAATTCTCCTATTAATCTAATTCCTGCTGCAATCAATTGAGGAAGTACTTTGATAATACCTTCAATCAATTTCGTTAAGATTTTTACACCAGCATCAATAATTAAAGGTAAATTTTGTACAATAATTTCTGTAAACTTATTGATAATTTTTATTACTGCATCGATAATTTGCGGAAGGACTTTAATAATACCTTCGATAAGTTTAGTTAAAATTTGAATACCTGATTCAATAATTTGCGGTAAGTTCTGCAAAATAGAGTCAGTAAATTGTGTGATAATTTGAAGTGCTGCATCTATAAGTTGCGGTAATATCTGAATTATCCCTTGGATCAACGAATTGAGAATTTGTATACCAGCATCAATAATTAAAGGTAAATTTTGTACAAGAGAATCCATCAATGTTGTAATGATCTGCATTGCAGCGTCTATTAGTTGTGGTAATATTTGAATTATCCCGTTGATAAGAGCCATTAAAATTTGTATACCAGCATCAATTAATTGTGGGATTAATGGGATTATAGTTTGTACTAAAGTTGTTATAATTTGAATCCCTGCATTAATAATTAATGGCAACACCTGCGTTATCCCTTGGACTAATGCATTTATAATTTGTGTAGATGCATTAATCATTTGTGGTAACGCTTGAATCATTGCAGATACTAACGTTTGGATTAGCGAAATACCAATAATTATAATTTGTGGCAACAATGTAGTTAAGGTTGTGACAAATGTTGTGATTATCTGAGAAATTACCGTTACCACTTGAGGGAGAGCTTGTGTAATTCCCTGAACAATACCCACTATTATTTTTACACCTTGTTCTAAAAATACTGGCAATTGAGTTGAAACGAAATTCGTAAATGTAGAAACAAGCGTATTCATTATCTCTCCAAACTTTTGAACCAACACTTCTCCACTTACTCCAAATGCATCTGCCATGTGAGCAAATAACGTTGAAACCCCAATTACTAATCCAGGAACTCCACCAAGTAAGATGGCGATTATGCTAGGTATTAATTTAGCAAACAAGTCCGTTATTTGCGTGAAGTCTCCATGGAAAGCACTTACTACAGCTTCTTTAATACTAGCGAAAGTCTCTCGTAACCTTTCACCGAAGTTTAAGATCATCGTAATTAAATTATCATTAAGACCCATAGCTTTCATGATTTCCGCGCCATTGTCACTATTACCAGCCAACGATGCGATGAAACCTTTAATGACTGCTTTTACAGTATTCAGCGCACTATTAAGGGCACGACCAAAAGCGACAACCTTTTCGATTGTCCCAACGGGAATTCCAGCAGCAACAAGTAAGTCAATATCAGCTGTACCACCAGCTTTCACTTCCTGTCCAAATGCTTTTAATAATAATTTAATTGAATTTAGATTGTGATTAACTTTCGCCCCTGCTTTTGTAAAAGCGTTAATGGCATTATCTGATATTCCGGCAGCCTTTAATAAGTCAATATCCGCACTACCTTGTTGTTTTACTTCTTTGCCAAACGCTCCAATAAGCATACTAATAGAATTTAAATTATGGCGAACCTTATCACCTGCATTAGCTATTTTTGCAGCTGTTTCTTCAGAAATACCTGTAGCCTTCATAATTTCCATTGCTGCATCAGTATTACCTCGTAATCCCGCGGAGAACCCCTTGATAATACTAGACAATTGAATGAACGGTTTCTTGATCATATCAACATGTTTATTTATAAGTTGAATTGTATCGTCACCAATACCTATAGAGTAAAGTAAGTCTTGTCCTTTAATTGGATTCCCGAATATCAACTGTGCAAAACCTTTTATTGCCTTACCTAAGTTATTAACAGCCTTTCTAAATGGCTCCACGTTTTTATAAGCATAAGCAAAACCTACAGCTAGCCCAGCAATTGCCGCCGCTACTGCCCATGCTACTGGAGTTGCCATAGCTAAAACCATCACAGCAGGTTTTATAACCATCCATAAAGCAGCAAATGCAGCTCTATATCCTTTAAGTAATCCCATTCCCGCCCCTAAAGGTAGTAATAGGAGTGTCAAGGCTGGAACGAGCATCATGGTTCCTTGTATAAATCTGGCTAATACAGGGTGCGCTTCATTAAATGCAGAAACTAATTTAGCGATCGCGGTGACTGTTTTATAGATTGGTATCATCATTGCTGCGAAAGCATCTCGCATTGGTTTTAAAGCATCCGTTAAAGCTTCTATCATATCCTTATACGCTTTTGCATATTTAGGGTTCATTTCCATATTAGCTTGATGTAACTTACCGTAAAACATCACAGCACTAATACCAACAACTAAGAAGGCTTGAGTCATCCCCATAATTGATTGGTTAATAATTCGTATCTGATCGTTCAATTGTTTAGCATTAGCTGTCGGCCCAAGAAACTCCAATGCTAATTGGGCCGCAGAGCTTCTATTAGCTAACCTTTCCATAGCATCAGTTGCAGCTAACGTTCCTCGTGAAAGGTTATACAAAGGATTACCCATTCGTTGCAAGTTAGCTTTAAGTTTACTGGACGTAGTAGACATGTTATTCATCATACCGATTGTTTGTAATAAACTAGCCTGCATGAATACATCATTTGCCATCATCGCATCATTTGCTGCTTTTTCAGCTTTCCCAATCTCATTGATTTGGGAAATTAAATCTTGTGCGCTACCTGAGTATGTGTCCATTCCCATAGCGGCATCAAGATAAGCTAACTTTGTTCTTTTTAATTCCTCAATATGCGGACGCATAGCTTCTCTTTGTTCTGCTTTTAACCGCCTTAATCTTCGGCTATACTCACTTGTAGAATCACCCATATTTTCAAGACTGCGATTGTATTGTCGTGAGCACGCAGTAGTTGCTCTGGTAAACTCGTTTAATTGACGTTGCATATCCGACATTTCACGTCTAATCTGATCTGTTTCAGCTCTGAATTGTACCACTAATTCTTCTTGTGTCGCCAAAATCTCACCTACCTTTCAATCAACCGAAGTTGAGATTTTGTAAGAATTGCATATCTTCCTCGGCTTGCTTCGCACGATTTTCAATAGATTTTTTCTTCTGTTCATCAGTAATCATTTTAGATCTATCAAATAAATCTTTTGGTTTCATGGTCTTCTTTGGATTACTGTGATAAACCGAGCGCATCATCAGCGCAAATATGCTGTATGTTTGCAATTCATCCAGATACTGTTCATTTCTCCCTGTCATCATGTTTTGAAACTCACGAGGAGTTAGGTTCATTACCTCATTTGGCAACAAACCTAAGTATCTGAATCCGTCTTGCTGTACTTTATCTATTTCTTCTCTAGAGAAGTCTGCGGTTCGTCGTCCGTCCCGTACATTTCCTCCGCAATCTCCTTGAACTCTGGATTCTTCGCTAGTAATTGTTTCTTCATTCGATTTTTGTACTGCTTCGTCTTCGCTTTGTAGAAAAAATTGTCCGCTACCACTTCATTAAGAACATCTTCAATGTATTGTTGTGAGATTTTCTCCTCTACAAATAGTTTTTCAATAGCAGCTGTAACTTTAGCTCGTGTAAATCCTTCTTCTGTATGCATTAATCCGAAATAAACCGCATCTTCAAACAGGTCTAAATCACCTTGTAAACAAGCAGCGATAACTTGGTTCGCTCCACCTTCATATTTCTTATTCAGTTCTGCAATAGATTTATAAGTAAGTTTTAATTCATATTCTTTTCCTTCGATTTCAAAACGCATATATATCAATCTCCTTTTAATTGGATGTTATTTTTAAATTTAAAAAGAGCGGTATAAAACCACTCTTATGCATTAGCCCCAGCAGGGATTTCAGTTAATATTTCTTCACTTACAGTTCCGGAAAGTTTAGCTTCTAAAGAGTAAGTCGCAAATTCACCAGTAGATGCTGATTTTTCAAAAGAAGTCATCATGTAAGTTCCTTTTTCTGCTTTTAATGTACGTTTGTTAATTTCATAGATTTCAATGTATTCTTTATTACGCAACTTTTTCTTTGCCGCATCAATAAATGGATCTCCTTCAGAAACAATCCCTTCAAAAGAACGAGTCTCTGTTACTTTTCCATAATCAGAAATCGTTCTATCCTTCGACTCTGCTTCAATTTCATCAGCTTCAATAGAATGAGATGAATCAGTTTGGTCAAACGGACGAATCAATTTAGTTTTTAATGGATCAGTGGGATCAGGAATTACTACTGCGTAAATAAATTCATCACCGCGGTACATCTTATTTGAAGTAGCAGTCGCTTGTGTTTCAGCCATGCGTTACACTCTCCTTTAATTTATATAGCTTTGTTCATATTCAAAAATCATTGTTAATTGAGCAGAACCTACCTCAACTGGAGCGGTAGTCACTCTTCTGAAATAGACGGTATCAGTCGATTCACTTCCATCCTCAGTCCGAAGATTTAATGTGTAACCGCTACGTCTAATCAAGTTCGCAATTCCGTCAGATATCTCCATAGCTTCCTCTGTTGTTGCATTAAAAAACCTCACTGTCATTGTGTACAGTAAGGTAAATGTATCCTTTGTATTTTTCAAATCATTTGTTGATAAGTGCGGGAAGTACACTGAAGGTATCCTTATTTCCTCTGGAACCTGTTCATGATACGCAAATGTACCTTGTGGCAGGTTATCAAAGATGAAAGCTTTCATAGAACCATGTATTTGTGCATACATAACCTAACCTCCATGTACCCATTGCCTAAATTTACGGTCGAATGCAGTTTGGAACATGCGCTCATATATTGCTACTGCGTTATCCCAATATGGACGACCTTCTATGAATTTAGCAGTAAGCATCATTCCGGTAGGTGCATGTGGATCATATTCAAAGTTATGACCTTCCCATCTACCAGGAACAAATCGTCTCACCTGCTGCCAGCCGTCATTTTGAAGTTTGGCGTATTCTACATTTGTACCAACTTCCAAAACTAAACCTCCATCAGAAGAGCGCCATACATTACCATCTCCGCCCTTATCAAACGAGTTAAGTAAGCGTCTTGTATCTACAACCGCTAATGAAATGATTTGATTTTGAACCTCTTCTAGAAATTGAAATCCGCTAGCTTCAAGCCATAAGGCTACGTTCTGGTCTAGTCCGTTTGCCATACGATTCAACTTGGCGCTGAATTCACGGAATCCTCTAGTTCTTATTTGGCTAGCCATGGCTCACTCTTCCTCTCTGCTATGGCTTTTATATGATAAACCTCGCCAGTAAGCGGATGCACTACTGGAAAAGGATTACGTATATAGTAAGTGACATTTGTATTCTTCTTGATCACTTTGTCATTATGTTTAATATCTGTACCAGGCATAAACAACACTCGTGTATGCTGTTCATTTAATTGGTTTGGTGCAGATTGTATTGCAGTGGGTCTAGAAATCGCTACATTTTCTGCAAAGTAGCAGCTTTGTTCTGCTATATTAGGAGTATCACTGTAGGAATAAACCTCTTCTCCTGGTTGCCCATACTTACCTGGCTTTGTTTCCTTCTGCAAATGGTAAATATCACATTCGTGAACAAACATACCTTGAAGAGACATTAAATCGCCCTCATTTTGAACGTAACTTTATTCTTACCTTTATGGTCCATGAATTTCTGCAGGAGATACAAAACAAAAGGTTTCGTTACACTCGTGCTATCCTTTGTATAGGAATAATCACCGCCACCGATACTTTCAGACTTAATCCCCTTCATGGCGTTTGTATCACTATTTATTGAAGCATAATATTGTGCCAATTTCTTACACGCTAACTTCACTTCTGCTGGAACCTCAGGATATTTCGTCTTATCGCCAAAATCTATTTTTGATAGATTATAAATCTCTGTTTCTGCCTCAAGTATGTCCTGCTCCAATAAGGGAACAGGACGTTTCTTGACTTCAGACAGTACAGTGTAATCTATTAACTCTTGAGCAGTAATAAGTGGCATACTTATCACTCCTTATTTAGTTGTTGTAATTGTAGAGTTTACTGTCGAGTTAGGAGCAGCTGCATCTACAACAGTAGCTACACGATGTTTTCCATCATTAATGTGCTGGTTGTATTTTGTTTTTAAATCATCTTGTTGCGTTTTTAATGAGTTTAAATCGTCGACAATCGATGTTAAAAGTGGTCCTAAATCAGTGTTTACATAAGCACCGGCTTTTCCAATGTCTTTCGGAATCTTAGGCATTTACTTCACCCGCTTCCGGATTCTTAGATTTAGATGGTTCTTTTACTTCTACTAGATCCTTGTACGAATCTAATAATTCATCACGTTCTTTTGCAGTGACCTTTTGCGGTTCACCCGCATGAAAAAAACGCCCTTCACCAATATGAAGAACGCCCCTCTCATTTTTATATTGTACGTATGGCATTAATCTAGCCTCCTATTCTTATAGCTTAGAACCTGTCATCCATGCTACTGCATCAACTTCACGGATTACACAATCAAGATAAGCAAATAGGATATGGTATGTTGCATCTTTAGCAGCAGCAGTAGAACCTTGAGCAGTACGGTTATAACGTAAGTCACGAGTAAATACAGGTTTTAAGTTCTCGCGTGGCGTTAACATAGCGAATCCTGATTGCATTTCTTGTACAATCTCAACATCGTAACCTGCTAATTTAGAAACTTTACCATCGATTAATACCGCGTCACCTAAATTAGTTTGGCGAGTAGTTAATAGAGACATTAACTTGTCATGCGTTTTTTGAGTAATAAACCAAGCGATGTCATTACGAGTTTTAAATTTATCAGGTAATACTGCTACATGGTCAACAAACGCTTGAATAGTTACGTCATTTGCAGCTAAATCCGTTTTATTTGTAGATACTTTAGCCTTTTTAACAAAACCATCGATAATTTTAACGAATGGATCAGCAGATGTAGTATCACCATTAAAGATTAAATCTTGTAAATCAACAGCAAATTGATCTTGAATCATGCTGATAATTACGTCTTCAACGTTTTGACCACGGGAAGCTAATGCATACCACACATCATCATTTTGAATCCATTCATCCCATTTTACTTTCTTAACAGCGTAAGGGATTTGACCAGGAGCGATAGAACCTACCCCAGTTGGCGTATCAGTTTTAGACGCTTCACGTAATTTACGCTTACCTACGCTTAATGTATCGATATTTCCAGCAGGAGCTTTCTTGTAGTATGGGTTTAATTTAGGTAATACTGTAGCTTTGTTAATTGTATCGCGTAAAAACGCTTCTGCTGCTGCTTGTGGTAATGGTACGTTTACATCTTTTAAAACGATATCAGTAGAACCACCTGCAATAATTTGTCCGTTATTCATATATGTGTTTCCTCCTTAGTTACCAAAGTATCCAGCGTAACCGCCAGTAGATTTTTGTACGTTTGTAGCACCATCAGTATCTTGTTGATTGCTGATACCTTGGGATTTTTTAAGATCTTCTAACTCCTTTAGAATTGGAGCAGTAGCAGCTTCAACGGCTTTTGCAACCGCAAGTTCCTCAGGTGTCTTTTCGGGTTCGATATTTAAGTGTTTCTTAACTGTTTCTAGTTCCTTTTTGAGCGGTGCTACAACATCTTCTAGCGCTTTTGCTAATTGTTCTTGATTCATATTATCTTCCTCGCTTCCTGCGCCTTCCGGTGAAGGAGTGACGCGTGTTTTTAGATTTGTTAATGATTCAATGGCCGCATCAATATCTGCCATGTTTGTATTACTGATTTTCTTACCTGCTTTTTCTACTTCTTCAGCCAGGGATACAGTAGGTTTGTTTTCCCACGCCTTAACAACTGCTTCTGTACCCTTTAAATCATTGATAATTTCAATAAATTCTTGCGCTGCTGCTTCAATACGATCTAAGTCGATTGCATCAGCAGTAGGAGCATTCCATAATGATTGATAAAAAGTATCTTCTAGAGCAGAGAAAGAGGAATTAACGTCACGGCGATGTTTGTTTTGGTTAAATTTATCCCTAACCTCTCCCTTTTGAACGTTTTCTCCACCAAAAAAGCCCTTCACCAATTGGAAGAAGGACTTCATTTGTTTCTCTTCAGTTTTCGTTACCTCTTCCTCAATCACTTCTGTTTCTGCGACTCCTGCAAGCGAATATCCTTGGAACTCACCTTTCTTAACAGATTCCCATGTTTCCTCATCTGCCTTCGTAGTAAGAATCCATGTACCTTTCTTTACAGGCTCACCATTAAGTTCCATATCAGCAGGTGCAATATATGATTCAACAACTTCTCCAACTCCTGCTACAAAGTCGTGATTCTTATCGATTTGGCGGTACTTGAGCATAAACTCATGTGCTGCCTTCTCAATAGTCTCTGCATCCGTGAAATCGCCATGAGCATCAATTGCATCCGGTTCATATACAATCCCGTAAACAAGACGTTTCTCTTCGTCATCTGACTTAATGACCTTAACAGGCTTTTCAAAGTTTGGTTGTTCTTCTGATTTAGTTAAAAAGAACTTGCGTTGGTTTGCTCCATTCTCTACAAAAGAGACGTGTGAAACCTGCAAGTTCTTCAGCTTACGTTTTTTCATTTGTTCACCTCCTTTCAAATATTAATCAGCATAGTTTTAGAAGTCTTCATTTCTTGTTCAACTCCTTCAAAGTTTCTTCCCTAATCTTTTGCTTCTCTTCTTCAGAAAGGCCTAGTAAATTGTTATCTACTGCAGGAGACATGACGCACTTGCAATTCACTCTTTCTTTAGCAGATAGAGAACTATCTCGAGGAAACATGCAACGTTCCCCAGAACCGGGGAGCTCAAATTCTTCCTCTACTGGAACCGTTTTACCGTCATACGCCACATGGTTATCGCGTGGTTGATTATTCTTCGCACCGCTATGACGCCACTTCTTCCCAGTGACAGCAGGAGATTGGCGATATGATTCAAATTGAGAAGCAGAGCATGCTGCGAGGACTTCCGTCTGCGCTGTCCTCTTCGCTCTTTTACGGTCAAATTCCGGAAGCTTCGCAAGTTCTCTTGCAATCTCTTTAATGCCTTTGCCCTTTTCCAATCCCTCGTTTAAGATACGTTCTACTGCTTTGTGAGAGTTAATCTGCATGATTTCTCCTAATTCATCCGACCAACTATCAATCCACTTTGTAGTGCGTTTTGAGAAGATATTAAACTGGATATCCGGGTCAATTGCATCCATGAAAGCTTTTGCCATGTCCTTCATCGTGTAATTAAGGAATTTCCTAGCTGCTTTGCTCAAGCTTTTAGCGAATGTATCCGCTCCAAATAGGCTACCAGTGACAAAGTTGATAATGTCCTTTATCTTGATACCCTTCTCTACAGCATCCTTTTTCGTATAGTTCTTAATCCCATCGACGAAGTATTTCTTCTGCTTCCGAAGCAGTTTAGCGATTTCTTTTTCGAACTCCTCAACGTATCCTGGTAACATATCCAATACTTCTAGATCAGCAGGTAATGAAGCTGTGAAATCGTCAGTATCAGCCTTTTCAATCCATTCATTTAATGAATCCAGTAACTTATCAATCTTCTGCATTTTGCATCGACTCCAGTAAGTCACGTAGGTCTTTCATTACATTGACTAAATCCTCATTTGAATTTCCGTCAACTGACTTTTGCAACGTTTCTCCTAGACCTTTTTGCCAACCGCCTACCTTACGATGTCTTTCTAAAACTAAAGCAACTGGCTCATTCATTTCTGGAATATCATAATCAGAGAACTCTTTATTCAGCATATTGCCAGCTATATTACGCACATCCTGGAATGTTAATCCACCCTTATCAGCAAGCACCTCAATGGTTTTCACCATATCTTCCGTGTTACTAATTTCTGATTTGCGTAGGTTCACATATACGTGCTTTAATCCATACGGGAGTAGCAGAACGTTATTGATAATGAACTCCAAATTGTTTCGCTCAGGTTCAAATACCTGCTCCTCTGTTATCTCTCGTACTGATTCAGCAGTTGCTCTATTAAAATCTCGAATATAACCTACATACACGTCAGGCAAACGGAATGCTGATTGTACCTTTTGGCGTGATTTCTCGTCATATTCAAGGAATAGAGCATCATTTTGCAGGATATCAGCTAACGATTTGAGTTCAATATCCACTGGTGTTGGAGTATCACCTACAATACCTTCCTCAGCACTTTCAACTTGCAGTAACAAGTATTTATGTTGGTTGTCTTCTCCTTCAACATTTGAAACATAATCAGTAATTGCTGCTTCACTTTCTTCTGATAAAATGCCATTCTTTAATAAAATAGCCATTGGAATATGTCTGCCTTGTTTAAAATAACGAAGGTTTAACTCTTCCGCCTTTCTAGCTCCTATCATGTGAACGACATGCGATACCCAGCGTGGAATGCCGTATGGTCCGTTGCCAATCTTCAAATGAATTACTTCAGTAGCGTTTTTCTCTCCTAGCGTAACATCAGAAAACTCACCAGTCTCTTTATTTAAGAAACGCGGATCACCAAACTCTTTAAAATAAGTATCTACTGACCCGACTCGTTGTACATAGCGTCGGAATACCTTCTTACGCTTAATTTCTTTTCCATTAACTAGATACGTTACATCTTGGGGTTTACTATCTTTACGTGTCACTCGCATGTACTGCGGTAACATGTTTATTAATTCAGCAGGTTTTCCCTCTAAATTACGAATCACTTCAATATAGCCATTGCCAGTCGTCTCTTTATCATCAATAGCAGTTTCAAGAATTTCTTTGAACGGCTTATCAAAACTAAATAGTGGGATGATTTCTGTATCAACTAGTGTCCACTCTGCCTTCATTTCAGGAGTTTCCTCGTCATCCTCTTGTTTATACTTCATCTCATGACCAAATCCAGCTATATTACGTTTGTAAGCATCAATGCATTGTCCAAGAATGGTGCTGTTCTCTCTAATCTGCTGTAGGTCTTCTATTCTATACGGTGGTTCAATAATATCATTTACAGCATACTTCTCTTCTTCGCTCTCTTGCTGACGTGATAGCACCTGAGTATTTGTTCCTGCCGCCTTAATTACTTTGGCACTAACCTTCCTTTTATTCGTCATTAAGCTGCTTCACCTCTTTTCCTTTTCTTCTTTTTACGTAATCCAAATACGATTGTATTAATGAAGTATCTTGTTTCGTCCATGTGATGGTCATTCTCTTTTAAAGGTTTATCCTCGCCACGTTGTATTGCTTTTTCATCCCATATATAAGAAGCAAACTCCTTGAAAGTCTCAACACAACAATCATTAAAGTATGCTATACCAGTATTCAACGCTATACCAACGTTTCCTATACCTTCTTTCACATTGTTACGAGCCTTATACACTTTTCTTTTATTACGCATTAATACAGCGATAAATGAAGCAGCGGACGGGTCAACTACAGTTCCCTTAATTGGCAAATCACCAACGAATTCCTCATAGTCTTCGTAATACTCTTGGTCTGTTTTCTGCTTCTCTGTATCACGGCCACTATAGTGGTACTCTTTGATTTTGTACCACACTTCCTTGCTGCCTTCTTCAATACATTTGCCCCATAATCCATATGCCATAGCGTTCTGCGTACCATAGTCACAGGACACATAGTATTCAACATAATTACGATCAACAGACTCGACTTTGTGCACTTTTTCATCAAACATATCAAAAATAAGTCCTGAAGCAGCTGCCCATTCACCTTTGATATATCTACGATAGAAAACACCACTATACATACGGTGATATCTTCTTTTCGTCTTCTCATCTAATGACAAATTATCATCCATAGAGAATTTTAGGTGTAGTAGATTCTTTTCTTTCTTTTGGTCCAGCCACTTCTCTTTAAACCAGTGATATGGTCCTGCCGGGTTACAGTTAAACCACATTTTTGAACCAGTAACAGATAAACGACCTGTCGCCTGATTGACAAAACTTTGCACCATAAGCGCTACTTCATCAAAGAACATACCTGCTGCAGTTATACCCTGAATCAAATCTTGCGAGCTTTCGTCCTTACCACCAAAAATATAAAAGAAGTTCGTCACACCATCTTTAGTAATGGTAAGCATATTTTCACTTCTATGATCTTTAACCTTATACCCACGAGATTTCAGCATCTTTTTAAGTGGCGTTATAACGTTACGACGGTGCGAGCCAATCGTTTTACCACACATACCGAAGTTCTCGCCTTCGAATGATTCCATTGCCCACATAACGTAGGATAGAGCCATTGATACAGTTTTACCAGCACGAATGGAACCATCGCAAATAATCCCGTCATAATTTTTAACGGGACTGTTAGGCTTCCACCAGGTTAATACTTTCAGTTGCTTCTTGGAAAATGGTTTAAATTTGAATGGAGCAGGTTTCTTTTTACGCTTCGAAATCGTCGTCATGGTCATCCCACACTTCCTCTACCTTGCCTTCTAGCGCTTTTTTGAAACCATCATCCTCGTACTCTTCACCATCTTCTCCTTTTATACGAGCTGTATCAGCTTTAATCTTATCAATTTGGGCTTTCTGCACTTCCATCTGCATTTTGTGGCGTTCCTCTTCAATTTTACGTTTAAAGTTGTCAGGAACTAAGTCGAAGTACTGCGACAACTTATCCAAAGCTTTCATTTTGTCAGCGAGTTTAACTGACACTCCATCTTTCCCTAGCTTTACCTCAGTAATTATAGAACCATCAACCATATCAGCCTCATGTAAATCTACATAATTTACGATGCGAGTTACTTCATTACCATCTTCATCCTTCATAGGACCAAACATCCCCATTACAGGTACTTCCTTCTGCCCAAAAGTCACATAGTTAGTAATATCGGCAAAAGCAATCTTAATGTACTCTTTCAACACATCCATCGCTTCTACAAATACATTTTCAACTAACTCACCTTTCAGCTCCTTTATATAGGAAGAAACTCGTTCACGTCTCAGCAATCTACTTGCTTGCACATGAGCGCCATCTTTAGAGTAACCAGCCTTTAACGCAGCTTGTGTACCATTGAAGTATTTCACGTAATACAAACAAAAGAGCCGTTCCTTTTCGGTCAGCTCTTCATCCTCTAAAATCTCTTTTAGTTTTTCTTTCGTTTTGGGATTTTCAACATTAGTAACGCTCCTTTTTGCAATAGTAACGTTACCATTCATTTGTTCATCCCATTTATCTTGTGATTTCCACTTTCTGATTTGCGAAGGCTTGAGGTTTAACTCAGCTGCAATATCTATTAGTGGTTTCTCACCTTTACTCACTTTATATATTTCAAATGCTTTTTCACGATCTGGGCTTCGTTGCCTAGCCATATTCACCACCTCGCGGTAATCCCTAATTTAGTCTTGAAATTCTATGAATCACGATGTATTATATTTTTGTGTTTTTCTCAGTTCCTAAGCCGAGAAAACATCATCACTTCTGAAAGGACCCGAACTCCAGCGGGTTCTTTTTATTTACTTGAACTCATTTTCGAATTATTGTATTATATTTTCGGGTCTTGCTCCATAAATCATTATCAGGAGAATCTGCAAGTTTGCAGGTTCTTTTTTTTGTAAAATAAATAAGCAGCTGTTAGGCTACTGTAAACACTTCTTTGATATGCTCTATTATTTCGTCATGGTTCATTTTACGATATTGTTCAAACGGTATTGAGTGTTCTCCGTTTAATCTATTTCCGTTTTTGTACATGTAAAAAGATACGTTAACTACGTTTAAATCGATACCGTTTAACACTCTATCGTTATAACTCACATGAATGATTTCATCAGATTCAAAATCGATATTAGTTATAATAACTCCCACATTACTCATCTCCTTCATATAAAATAAAAAAGCACCCGAATGGACGCTTTACTATGACTAAATATCAAACTAATTATTTAATCATTATTTATTTCAATTGTTATTTTGACATTCTTACCTTTAAATTCTTCCAATAAATCATTTAATGTTTCAGTTGGGTATATACCACGTTCAGCATCTTTTTTATTATCGAATAAACCTAATTCGTCATATTCTCCACCTAACCACCCACAAATTTCTTTCATAAGGATCACTCTCCTTTTCGCTAAGAATAACATAAAAAATAATCTTATTATTAATATTTTATAGTCGAAATTCATTTATACATGGAAATGAATAGACCTGACAGTTTTAGTTTACATAATAGTTATTATATGACAGTACTTAAAACGGGAAATACGCATGGTTGAGCGATTCTTGTTTTATACCGTTATACAGTTTTTATACATCGTTGATTTAACAGCATTCTCCCTACTCACTTTACCTTATTTCCTGCATAAACTTCACTTTGTTAACTATCTCTATTTTTGTGCAGTTTTCGGTCTGTTAAACGGATACGTTTCATTTACTAATGCTTTTCTTAATCGTTCCATTACATCAAGAACTTCTTCTTTCTGATTTAGAATGTTGTTAACTTCACTTCCGTAAACTTGAAAATTGATGCCATCTCGACCATCTTCAGTGATACTGAATAAAACATCATGTTGGCTCATGATTCTCCTCCTCTATTTTCGTTCGTTGTGTTCGTTTGTTTTGTTAAGACTATCTTCTAAATCCTTCAATCATAAGTAGGATGTAATATATAACTTCAGATATGAAATCTTCAATTTTACTTTTCATTCTTCATCATCCTTAACAAGTAGTTCTAGCTCTAATAAGCATCGGTTTACGATTCAATACCTGCGATTTCATGACTTTAACTACATTGCAAGGGAAACTAATGCGTTCTTTAAATTCTGCTTCCTCTTTGTACATACAAGCTTCTCTGATTAAATCATTAAAATCCTTAACCTGTTCACTCATACTAACAAGAGCTTCATGCAACATAGCAAACACTTCGTTCAGCGTTCCCACACAAATAACAATTACTTTCATTCCCTCACTCCTTCTCCCTAAATGCAACACGTTTGCGCTTATCTTTCCTTAACAACAAACAAGACACCTCCAGATAACGGCTGCGCCCATTATAATTGCTATTGGTTTAATCTCTATTCGATCACTAATCCTAATTCACGTTGAACTCCAGAGAACGAGTATCCATATGCATAACCTACAATTCGAATACCTGAAGCGTATCTATGCTCTAAATCTTCATTGTAAGTTTTCTTGTAATACTCTAATTTAGAAACAATATTATGTTTATCATTAATAATTACCTCATCACTTGGAAATCCATCCATTTCAATCTGCACAGCTACATAATTCGCTTCTTCAGTTACAGCCTCATTAAAACACTCTTCTAATCCTTCTAATGTTAACTCCATCATTCTCCTAACCAAATGTCCATTTTGTTCAAATCTACGTTTAATGTGTAATTTCTATATAACAAAGAAAAACGCACCCATTATGGATGCGCTTTTCTTCACTATACTCTGCTCGCATATAAAGTTTGGAAAACTTCTTCCCATCTTCCTAAATCATGAAATTCTTGCGCTAATCCTTCAGCAAAATGGTATTGCCCACGATGACTCGGTACAGCTTCATATATTTCTTGTTCAAACATATGATTACTTACTTCTTCGCCTCTACCGATTTTCTCACGATAAGAATCCATAACGTCCATAATTGCTCGGTACTCTAATTTTGTTACATTACATTCAAATAAGAATCGTGAAAGACCTGTGTTCTCAAATAATAACTGTTGTCTAAACTCAATAAGTGCTAAACGTTCTTCTAATTCTGTGTTTTCCATTTCCTCATCTTCCTTTGTTCTATTTTATGCAAACATACATATTCGACATAATTAGATAGAATCCTCTACAGTAAAAAGCCATCACCGAAGTGACAGCTTTCTTTCAAGGGGATTGGAGAAAAGAGAGAAAACAAATGGCAATAAGTATCTCTTCATTTAAGGCTGAGTGCTCTCAACCTTCTCCGAGCCACCGCATCATATAATTTTTTAGCTCTTATTAGCTACGCGCTTTACGTTCGGTGGCTGGGAGAAGACTAGGAATCTTCTCGTTTATACTCCGTAGAGTCGGTCAGTATATCGGGTGTCGCGGCCCTTAGCTGACCAATATCGAATTATAAAGGATTTATATCCAAGACGTATATGTTTCTTCCGACGCCTTGTTTGAACTAACATATTTTCAAGGGGATGGAGAGGAGGCTCCACTATGTTAGTTCAAACAAAGAGCGGAACTCTTTGCCTAACGAAAGATGTGAGTAATTCGTTAAATTAATTCCTGGTTCAAATTGATGAAGAAACTCTGTATTCCTATTAATATTTAGAAACGCGTAATCATCCAATCATGGACCATCACCCCATTTCCATTTTCAAGAACAACATTAACAGAGAATAAGAGGTACTATGTTCACCATCAACCCAGAGGACATGGCGGTCTCTGAGCTGAACACTAAACATAATAGAAACAGCATGACGAATGTGAGTTATCTCACACCCGCCACACTGGAATATGTCTTCATTTGTTTTAATTGGTCTTTTCGTCTTAACGCGGGTTCGTACCGCCTTGCCCGCCCTACTATGCGGTATACGTTACCGTGACATTCTCGCATAAGAACGTTTCACTTATAGGTGTACTAATCCTCTTCGATATGCGGTTGTCAAAGGGCTTGTACATATAATTTATAATTTTTAGCATTTTATTTAGTCCCCCAAAAAGTTCGCGTTTTGTTCGCTATTTTTAGATGATTCCCAGCGCTGTAGCAATCAATTTAACCGCACTCTGCTTCTTCTCGTAGAAATATGTCTTCTTCAGTAGAAGATCATGATAAACATCTGAATCCTTTACTCTCTCATTAGTCAGGAACTTACGCTCGACAATATTCCGCTCATCTTCATCTAATAAATTGTGAAGTGCTTTCTCTACTTGCTGTACCTTCCATTTACTCGTATTCCTTGAATCACGTAACTCAGGGAATAAACTGATTCCTTCCTGCTCCACATCATTACTGAAACGCATCTTGAGTGCTCTATATTCCTTTAATACACTTACTACTTCCTTTTGTACTTTCTTATCATCTACAGCCGGTAATAAAGTTAATTGTCTCTCCATGAAGGAATCCCCCTATTTCTGAATTTGTATTTTTAACATCACGTAAGGTACGTGAAATTTTACTATCTCTTTGTTGAATAAGGGAAACATGCATAGCGAGTAGCCCCCACCATCCACTCTGCATGGTTCCGTTATCCATTTATCCTTCTAATCCCCAGCAACTTAAGTACCAGTTATATACTCTTCCGTCTACACTACCTACACTTCTGTTGAATTTTACATCACTGTTAAATAATTCATTAAGTTCTTCTACTACTTTTTTAACTGTAGAAACATCTTTGGAATACGCTAAGTAAACATAAAAGTGACCGCAACCTGCAACCCTAACCATTACTTTACTATCGCAAACTTCCTTCAATTTCTTTCTCAGCTCTATAATAAACATTTCTTAACCCTCCATTAAGCCTTTAACAATTTACGTTTCTTGTTGGCCATCTTTTCTTTTGCTGCTTCAATGTTATTAACTACCTTCTTATGGTCCTGATCAAATTGAATCATTCCATCGAACATAACTGGTGCTACCGCTTCATCTACGTATTGCAAGTAATCAACTGACGCTCGTTCCGTCTGTTCTACTAAGTACCCATAAATATCAAAGTCTGCTCTTGGTATAGACTTCTTGCCCTTTGGTTGATGAGACATCCTTACATAAGATTGAATGACCGATAGTGGCACAACGAATATTGACTTGTCCTTGCTAAACTCAATTAGGAAGAAACAGATTGCGCCCATCTTCTCTGCTTTCTCCAGGTAATCCAATTGGTGCTGTGCAATGTTCTTTAAATCAAATCGTCCAGGATTCTCTGTAGACTTTGCTTCAAATGCTATAGCTCGTCCTTTATACACGCCGTCATAGTCTACTGTACTCTTAGCTTCATAGAACCCTTTTGTCACTTGGCTTCCCTTACTCTTAATCACCTTCACAGGAGTCGGTCGCTTGTTTATAAGTGCCACTCCACCTCTTTGATACATTTCGTTCGCTAGATTGATAAGCTTTTCAAAAGCCATCCCACGGTTGCCTAGTCCCATTTTTATTCCTCACTTTCTATTAAAAGGATTATTTTGTTCAGTTTTTCTTTATTTTTAGAAATTCAATACTACTATAAGGAATTAAAGTTCCATTACAT